CACTGACAAACTGAATCGGCAGCCATTGCAAATTTTTACCGTTTACCGTGACATAAGATTTCTCGCTTCTATCGATACCTGTATTTGTTTCAATGATGACTTGCTGATAATATCCAACATCATCAATACCTAAAATAAGATCACGGGTAACTGTTTGATGTATCATCGAAGTATCTGAGAACTCGCTCAACTGCTCACGCAAGCATAAAAACACGCATTGCATCACGCCATTGCGTCGCTCAAAGTGCCAGTTAATGATAGCCTCGCGATCATACTGCTTAATCGTTGCCCGCGGCTTTAATCTCTGCAGGTCTAGCAAACTCAACTCGCTTCCATCGTATCCAGTAAGACCTTGATAGTCTGCTACCAATAAATGAAACTTTACCTGCATGATGTTTGAAGCGGTGTTTTGAATGATCTGATTAAGCGGCAATCCGTCGCCGTCAGCATTGTCAATCAAGTATTGCAGGCGATCAGGCAATTCAATAACGGTACGCTCGCAATCTAACTTGCCAACATAACTGACAAGCGACTGATTCGAGAACCCCTCAAATTCAGCCCCTAACAAATATCTGTTATAACGCGCCTTGGCTTGCTCGCTTGTGGTATCAGATAGCGTAGGGTATGGCAGGTAAACCGATTTTTTACCTTTCACCGCTGATTGACCAGTCACAGCATCTCGCACCGCCATAACTTGAGGCAGTGTGTCAATATATTGCTGGTGCTGTGATATGATCATTTCATTAAGTCCATTATGGTACGTTTTGCGCTATTTTAACACGTTTTTTCATTATGTCAAAATATCGCGCTGTTTCAGTTCGTCAAGCGTTAAAACTCGACCAGTAAGATCAAGAAAATTTGATAGCCTGAGGTTGTTTTTTATGAACGCATCTCCTCTAGCCTTGCCTAAAACATCATAGATAAATTCTTTAGGTTGTCTTCTTAAGAATTGTTCGTAATTCGTATTGGCATCAACCTGCCCTTCATAGCTTGCCCGTGTGCTGTCTAGTTGATCCTGCCCCTTTACCAGAAAAACATAGCGGCTTCTGCACCTCCAGTGAGCAGGCAGGCGCGGGTAATCCTTGCGAGAGATCTCCCACCGCTTGCGATCATTAGCGGCACAAAACAGGGTTGTGCGTCTGTCTAGTGTAGCTGAATAAACGCGCCATTGAATAAAATTTGAATTTTCTTGCGCAAAGTAGTCAGTGGCTGAATTGGCTAAGAAACTCATTGCCGTTCTTGCCAGTGCTTCGTTATCGCGATTGATTTTGCCATGCGTTACTGTGTCGAGTGATTCGATAATCTCGTTTGTTGGCTTGCCATTTATATAGCCTGAAATGATCTGATCTCTTACTAGCTTACCCTGACTTGCAATAAGCGATTTCACTTGATCTGATACCGTGCCAGTTGACGCGCCATTGCCAGAATCCAAAGACATAACGGCTTTTGTTATGTAGTTAAGCGTTTTATCATCGGCTGTCATTGCCACGGTATAACCATAAGCGGATGCAATCGACCCATAAAAAGCCGCTTGAAACTCAGCCTCATAAACTGCCGCTGCCTCAAGTTGCATCATGACATTATCCCACGTGGCGCGGACAGGGTTATCAACCGCTTCGGATACGGCTTTAAGGACATCATCAAGCTGTTTCTTACTTGTGATCAAGCCTTGATCTAGTAAGATAAGGCGAATCTCGCGATAGGCTTCGTCCCATGTCCTAAAGACCTTATTCTTTAACAATCCAGTGACAAGCCTTTGCAGGTTAATATCGTGCTGTGTTATGCGGTCGTAATCTATCATGAAAAGCTCACTGCTGATGATGGTTTGCGGATAGGGAAGCGTCTATGAATGAAGTACCCAGCTGAATCGACCCAGTCGTCGATAGCAGGGTGATCATTGAATTTTTCAGGCTCTCCTTTGTCAGTATATCCTTGTGTTTCCAATGCGTGCGTTAATTCGGTGCATTTGTCGGTATTGACTGAGATGCGATCATGCGCAAATAGCGCGTTAAAACTGTTAATACGGTCTCTCACAAAAGGGTTAAGGTTTGGTGCGTCAACGTGATAGCCTGCCTGTCTGATAAGTTCGATGTCAGAATTTGCGGCGTTTGTCCGTTGTGCTGACCCACTGGCATCTGGATAGACAATAATGCGACTACCCTTGAAACGCGCCAACCGATTGATAAAGTCCTGCGTGTCGTGGCTCACAAACTCGTCAACTGCTATAGGGCGATTGTTTTCGATAATCCAAACAGTAGCACAGCTGCCTCCGATATTAAAATCAATCGAAATATGGCAAGGCTCATTTGCTTGAAGTGTTCTGCTTGTGTGGTGTTTTTGGCGATCAAAGAAGTGGTAAACCTTGTTTTGTGACAGACTTACAAACTCACCATTGATGTATAGGTCGGCTAAAATCGGGTCGTAGTTTGATCTGATCTGGTCAACATAATCCTCGGGCAGGTAAGGGTTTGATGTCGTGCTTGCCTTGATTAGAGAATAGCCTTTCTTGGCTTCTTTCACCCATTTCTGATAAACGAACCCGTTAACGCCTTGGTCTGGTGTGGTTGGCACGGCAATTGAATTTTTGCGGTATGCGTTTTGGCGCGTTCTCTCTGTAATCTTTCGCCATACTAGGCTTGCTTTTTCTTTTGGTAACGTGTCCAACTCGTCAGCAATGGAATGAGCGCACTCGAACGCAATTAATCGCTCAGGTCTATCGTAAGACCTAAAAATTATTGAGCCTTTCAGTTGCGGCACAAAAATTGAAAATTCAGATTTATTCGTTTTGTACTCAAAGCCAAGCGCATTAAGGTCGTCTTCTACTCCAACGATTGCGCGTAATCTCAAAAGATCATAAGTCGGCATTGTGTAAAGTGTATTGATACCTTGCCCTGTTTTCTCGATATTTTCGATCATTAGCAAGATCAGGCGAATCGTGCTTGCTCGTGACTTACCTGCGCCAAGACCTGCAACCATGGCAGGGAATTGATCTTCGCAAAAAGCAAAGCGTTCTTGCGGTTCTGTTAGGTAAATATCAAGAAACGACATTCTCAGTTCCTGCGCGTAGAATGCGAATGGTTTTTGGTTGATCTTGGTTGTTGTTAACTTGAATTGCCGTTTCAGGTGACTTACCTAACACTGTTTCCTTGTTGCGTGCGGTTATGCGGCTGTGCGATTCCAAATCCTGCAATGATAGGTCTTCGCTTAACTTTTTATTGGCTATTTGCTGGTTCTTTAACGCGCTGGTATTGAAGAAGGTTAGGTGTCTTACTTTTTCGTCAACTGCTGCGCTCACCGCGCTCACCAAATGCTCATTATCCGATGCAAGTGCTTGTTTATAAATAACCCCTCCGCTCACCGCTGACTTAGCATCCTGATCAATTCCTTTTGTCCACTTCGCAACAAACCCAGTGCTTACGCTGTGTTTTTTAGCAAGATCACGCTGCGAATACTCACCTGTTCGCCATTCAGCTTGAATCTTAGGGATTAAGTGGTCGTAGTTTGCTTTAGCCATTATTTACCCACTCGCCTTTGTACATTTGAATACCGAGTTCTTTTATCTTTGCAAACGGTATGATTTCCCCTGTGTATCGTTTTTCAGCATCCTTTGTTAGAAAATAGATATAGCGGTACATATAGCCTACCAAAGGTTTCCAGCCGTTATAGTTTTCGTCTAGATATTTTTTTGTAGAAGAATAGCCTAATTTAATTCTCTCTCTTCCGTATTTGTCAGAAGCTGAATTGATAGAAATATCGTTTGTTTTATCGCCATTAGGCAGAATAATGATGCTTTTATTTTCTTTTATTGCGCTCAACTTAAAATTACTAGCCTGATAAATCGTGCCATGCCCACACTGCGTACCGTCTGCAAAGCTAACCACCCATTTAATATGTGGGGCATTTTTCTTCATCCACTTAAACGCAAGGCTAATTGCTCGGCTTTCGCTAAATCTTGGTAAATGATCACTGAATGCCATGCGGTTCAGTTCCATCATTTCATTCCATCCGCTATCTTTTACCAGTGGCAATATCTTTCGCTTGTCAGTTGGTGGACCGAATTGCATCGCACCCATTAAAACGCCCTTATACCAAACACCAAAGCATAGCTGGCTATTTTGTACTACCTTTCCGCTGTAATGATGTTTTTTTACTATTTCATCAGCTTTTGATTTTGGTATTGGTTTTACTTCTATTTCAAGTGCGCTCATTATGCAATGCCTTTAGTGGTCTTGAATGTTTCACAAATGTACCAAAGCGCGTTTCCATTGCTGTTTTCAT